GGGGCCCCCATGTGGATTGTTAGTCCACAGAAGGCCCCTCTCCGGCTCGTTTAGGGTATCGTATCCCTACGTGAGCGGTCGTGTAATGTCATAGTCGGCACGGGTGCTGCACTGACATGTGCAAACGGTCCTGCCTTAACCCTGAGAACTGGTGGAGAAAGCCACTGCCTCTCGGGGACGATGACTTTGAACTATACCTAGAGGACTCTTTAAAATGTCTACGCACTCTTCCCCCAACTCGCTGCACTACTCCACTCATTGGAAGGAGACCGATGTAATAACCGGTCAGATCTTCGCTGATGGAGACGTCTCTAGCGGTACCATTACATGGACCGATAGCGTCACTTACGGGGATAATATCCCCGGGTGGCGGCAAAAGCTACGCGATGGCGAAGACGCCACTACGTCGCTTGCTGGGACCAAGGTTACCGCCAAGCTAACAACTGGGCGGGCAACTGCGCGGTGGAAAACCGCGTCGTCGTACCTTGATGTCGTAGACGGGCATATGCTCATGGATATGAGCGTGCCCTCTGGAGACCCCTCTAGTATGGATTACTCGAAAGCCGACTCGATAGCGCTTGGTAGATTTGCACAACGCATTATCGCGGAGAATACCGCCTTTCAAGGCGGGATCTTCGTGGGTGAGTTGCTGCAGACTCTACGAATGATCAGGAGTCCTGCAAAAGCCTTGCGAGGGTTAGTTGATGACTGGCGTTTTGCGGCTGTAAAGCTGCGACGCGGTTTCAACTTCCTCCCCGTTGCCCTCCGTAGAAAGAGGGTAACAGAGGCCTTAGCAGATTCATGGCTTGAAGTGCAATTCGGATGGCGGCCCCTTTTGTCCGATATTGATGGCGGGTGCCAAGCACTCGCGATTCTCAATACCGGACGATCGACCCACACTGGGCACGTAAGTGCCAAGGCTGAGGTGACCGGGAACGTATCCGAGACCGTCACTACACGTGGCTATGGCGCGTGTCAGTGGACGGATAGAGCACGCGTGGTAAGCCGACAGATTGTCGTCTACCGCGGGGCCATGAGAGTAGCTGCTCAGTCACCCGGTGCGATGAGAGCCGAGCTCCTGGGGTTTAACCCGGGTTCCTGGCTTCCTACCGCATGGGAGCTGATTCCGTACTCGTTCCTGATAGACTACTTCACTAACATTAGTGAGATAGTGAATGGCTTCTCAACTCTGTCTACGAGGCTCGCATGGTGCAATCGCACTGTGAAGAGGTCGTATATAAAGACGTGTGAGATTGGGGATTATCTGCCCCAGTTTTCGTACGTGACAAGCCATTCGATAGCGCCGTCGAAATATGTCTGTGAGAAAACCAGTGTATCCCGGGCGAAGTACACCGGCACTTATGTGCCAGGCTTCGTCTTTGAGATCCCCAGTTTGGGGAGTATGCGATGGCTAAATATAGCCGCGCTTATCGCTGGTCGTAACTCAGACCGTAAATGGGTCTATGGCGATTAAGTTCCTGAAGGAGACTACAATGTCCAAGATCAAAGATCTGGTCACTGTTACCGTTGAAAATGCGTTTATGCTCTTTCCTGTGAATCGCGAGCGTTATGAACTCGTGGATCTCGTGGAGTCTTGGGCGATTGCGTTCATGGTGTCAATTGGCACCTGTGAACGCCAGCCCCTCCCCCACAGTCAGGACGAGCGTATTAACCGCTTCCTTGTTGAAACAAACAAAACGTTCCATAGGGCTGCGTGTTCTGTCTTCCGCGTTCAGGCTGGTCTTGGCCATTCAACTCGTGATTGGGACCTCTATCGGCGCGTTCTTTACGCGCTGCATAAGTTCCACTACGAGTCTGAAGGCTTCGATCCCGGCCTTGCGGACGGCGATATCGCAGCTGATCTGTGGAGTGCGTTCTGTAATGCCTTCAAGAAGGCGGACGCATAATCAACGTTGTCCCCAAAAGGACATGGAGGATTCCTATGTGGAACCCTGCTTCTCCGGTTACCGGTTCACCTGAAACCGGCCTGACTTCCCCCACTTACACGTTAGTCACCGATGTGGCGCCTGACGTGAACGGTGTGGCCCGGGCCGTTACGGCCCTTGGGGGCACCCAGACGGGTGTCGAGATCAGCTCCCCCTCAAACCCGTTCACCTTGCTAGCGACTAGGCCGAAGGTCCTTAGGACCGTCCCGGCCTTGCTAGCGAACGGGCAGCTACCATCCGTCCCGAAGAACACGTGGAGTTTCAGCGTCCGTAAGGGCGTTGATGTCCTATCGGGCCAGCCGAAGCAGGTCATGCTTGCTAAGCTGGAAGTCTCTGTACCGGCAGGAGCCGATACAGCTGACCCCGAAAGTGTCCGGGCTGCGATGTCACTGCTCAGCGGCGCCCTTTGGGCGTCGAGCGCTGGGCTTGGCGACTCACTCATCACGGGTGTGATCTAGCTTCGGCTAGATTTCTCTGTGAAGAGGAGGCAAATGGTACAAGTCATATCTCTATGGCTGGTACTCGCCTTAACCATCATCCTATTGCGGGATGATGGGCCGGTAGGACTTCATGTCCTATCGGTGCTGGAGAAGTTTTTACTTCTCCGCTAAGTGACTTCGCTTTGTGGCTGTAGGTAAGGAGATGATTTCATGGCAATGTCAGAACAGCTCTTTTCCGACCTGCTCGACGATCTGGGGCCCTTTCTTCCTGCCGGTTTTAAACCCGGCAATGATTGGGGGCCGGACCTAGAGCCGACTGCGGTGGCTGCTATCTCTCAGGTTAAGTCGTTTTACAAGAAGCTTCGTGCTTCGAAGTTGACGACCCCGGAGGGTGACGCGGCTGCTGCTGTGAAGTTCCATCGCTCCAATGAGCGATGTAGGACTTGGCTTTATCGTCCGAATACGAGTTTGGATGAGGAACTCTGCGGTGAGTTTAAAAACTTGCTGTACCGGTTCTTCTATCCCCAGGGACATAACCTTGTCTTTAGCATTAACGATCTTTTCGATCGTGGACGCTGTGGACCGGGCGTGTCTGTAGGGGCACGAGGAGAGGACTTCTATACGAAGTTCTTTGACTCTCCCCTCACTTGTACAACGGAAAGTCTGATAACCGCATATAGTAACGCGGTAACAAACGATCGTTGTTCCACCTGGTCATGTGCGGAATCCAACCGCATTATGACACATGGAGAACCGACGCTAGTTCCAGGTAGTAGGTTCAGCTTCGTCCCGAAAGACGACACAACATCTCGATTGATTGCCATTGAACCCTCGCTGAATATGTTTTATCAGCTTGGGTTCGGCCGACTGCTGGAGGAAAGACTCGTGTCCTTCTTTGGACTCGATATTACTTCCCAGCCGCAAATTAATCAAGAGGCCGCTCGTTTCGGCAGCGTGACTGATGATCTGGCTACGCTAGATCTAAGCGATGCTTCCGACTCACTGGGTACACCCATGCTAACATGGGCCTTGCCAAGACCAATCATGGACTTGTTGAGGCTGCTACGCTCCCCACACGGGAGCCTTGTTGGCGAGCAACTGGAGTTGAATATGGTTAGTACAATGGGGAACGGTTTTACGTTCCCTTTGGAAACCCTTATCTTCTCCTGCGTCGTAGTCGCCTGTATAAAGTCGTTCCGGGTAAAACCGGTTCGGCCGTACAGAACCGTGGTCGCCGCCCTAGAGCCTAATGAACTCTTAGGGTATTGGGGTGTCTTCGGAGATGACATCATATGTCACAAGCGGGTCGCGCATCGCGTGACCCGACTCCTGGGACTCCTTGGCTTCCTGGTTAATAGCGACAAGACCTTCGTTGAAGGTGTCTTCCGCGAATCATGTGGTCGCGACTTTTTTAAGGGTTGCGACGTCCGGGGGGTTTATATAAAACACCTCGGAACACCTGAATCGCGCTACGTTGCCATCAATGCTCTGAACGTTTGGTCCGCTAAGACAGGGATTCCCCTGCCTAAAACGGTCAAGCGGCTAGTGGCTACGGTTAAGTGGTTACCCATACCACCCGCCGAAAACCACGATGCCGGAATCCGGGTTCCTTTCGAGATGGTCAGATGCTCTGCGAGTCGTACTCACACTCAGGCGGTTGTGTACCGCCGTCGTGTGAACAACCCGCCGAGACTTACCATCAAAGAGGGAGAGATCCGAGTTCCGAAGCAGATGAAGAGGCGCTTCTACAACCCTGAAGGGTTGCTATTAGCGTTTCTCCACGGCAGCGTTCGTGACTGTCGTATAACGCTCAGGCAGAGCGAAGTACGATACCACACGAAGCGGGGAGTAACTCCCTTTTGGGATTACGTCCCCCCTACAAGCGACATTGCGTCGCTCTGTGGTAGACCGCGCTGGGAGAGCGCGGTGGAGTACAACCTAGGAAACTAGGTTTGTATTTTTGGGGAAGGGGTCCTGCTCATAAGTGTTCTCTCC